GCTGGGTGCTTGGATTACCAAAACCAATAAAGCTTAACAAGGGAGAGCGATTCAACTCTCAAGACGTTTATAATGTTCTATTTACAACCAACCAAGAGGACGTTATTAAATGAGAAAACTAAAAGCAGCATTGGCGTTTATTCGGGACCAAGCTTGGGTTGAAGAGCCTAAGTGGAATGAAGAGGATGAGAAGGCGTGGACTGCGTTCCTTGGCACGCCTACCGGAAAGAGGCTTAGTCTTATTCTTCTTAACCTTACAGTGCGTCAAAATGCCAATGCCATAGCCAAGAAATCAGAGGGACTTGCGGATGCCTGTGGATATGCTAAAGGTTTCCGTGGTTGTGTAGCGACCTTAGAGTCTCTTGCGACCACAAAAATAAACTCCGCCATTGCTGGCTACGGTGATGGAGAGGATGAACCAGTGGCAAACTAACCTAGTGCTTTGACTGACTCCCAGAGCAATTAGTGTAAGAAAGGGTCAAATGGCCGATTCAAATAACCTGACGGAAGTTGACATGTTAGCAATGGCAGCCGCAGCCGATGAGGGAAGGGATTATAGCCCCGAACCCAAAAAGGATGAGGAAGCCAAGGTTGAGCAAGTAGCTTCTGAAAAGGCCAGCGGAGATAACGAGCAGCAACCCGCGACTGCTGATGAAGCCAAAACAAACAAACAGGATGCTTCGAGTGAAGCACCCGCAACTGAGGAGAAATCCAAAGAAGCGAAAAGTTCTTTAACAACGCAACCTGAAGAATCCAAGTCGGAGTCGGCTTCCGAAGAGAAGAAGCCAACCCGATACGAGAAGGCCAAGTCGCGTCTTGAAAAAGAGTGGGAAGATGTCAGAGCGGAGAAAGCAAGATTAAAAGCGGAGCGTGATGCTATTGAGAACGCCAAAAACCAGGCTACACAGCCTAGTGCTGAAGCGCAGAAGAGCGGAAGTCGCCGCTTTAGCGCGGAAGATTACCGAGAGGCGGCAAAAAGCTATCGCGAGGAAGGCCGCGATGATCTTGCAAAACTCGCCGACAACAAAGCCACTGAAGTCGAGACCGAAGAGCGCAAAGAGATTGAGCAGAAAACCCAATCAGAATTAAAGTCTGCTTGGGATAAAAATCTGCTGGAAGAGGTCGAGGGCAACCCCGAACTCAAAGATTCAAACAGCGCACTCTACAAGGCCGTATCGGACATGCTTCAAAACCACGCGATCCTCCGCAATTACCCTGCGGGAATTAAGGATGCTGTGGGGATCGCCAAGATCCGCATCAAGGCGGAGTCCGCCTCCGATTTGGAAAAGAAGGTTGCAGAGTATGAACGAGAACTCGTTCAACTCAGAAAAGCGACAATGCCCGCTTCTGGTCAACCGTCCGCGCCGAAAAAGACTAAAGCGTTCCATGAACTCTCCCTGGAGGAGCAGGAAAAGGAACTCTTTAAGATGGCTGCGGAAGCTGACCGAGCTTAATTGTCAACAAAGGATATAAACTAATATGGTTACCACTGGTTCAGTCTCGGCGCAGTTCCAGACGTACTTCTCGAAGGCGTTGCTGGAGCGTGCGCTCCCCTTGCTCCAAATGGAGCAGTTCGCAATGAAGGTTCCTTACCCCACCAAAACGGGCGGGAACAAAACGATTCGGTTCTTCCGCTTCGGAGATCCGTCAATCACCGCTATCGCCAACCTCTCGGAAGGTACTACTTCCGTCAGCGGTGACGAGCGTGATTTGACCCTCTCATCGGTTGAAGCGACTCTTGTGCAGTACGGCTCCAAGATCATCCTTACGGACGTTCTCTTGGCCACCGAATTGTTCAGCCACCTCGCCCAAGCCACCAAGCAACTCGGTGAAGACGCTGCCCTGCACGCCGACACCCTCTGCCACCGTGCGTTGGTTCAGGATTCCTCGACTAGCACAGGCACCGGCGTGGCCACCAAGTCGTACAACCGTTATGCTCAGAACAGCACCAACGGAACGACCTGGGCCACTAGCTCGGTTGCTAACAGTTCGATCACTGCCACCGACTTGCTCGATGGCGCGACCTCGCTGTTCATCGCTCGTGCTCCTAAGATCAAGGACGGCTACGCGCTTGTCGCGCACCCTGCCGTTATCCGTGATCTCCAGCAGGACGATGATTGGTTGAAGGTTTCCAGCTACTCCGCTCCGGATCAAATTTTCCGTGGCGAAGTTGGAAAACTCTTCGGCGTTAGCGTTGTGTCCAGCACCAACGTGCAGACGTTTAATACGTCCGCCTCTGGTATCGCTGAAAACAGCGTTGGAACGACCGGTGCGAATACCGGCTATGCCAACGTGCTGCTCGGCGGCGGATCCTTCGGCGTACCCAGCTTGTCCTCGATTGTGGCTTCTGGCTCGCCCTTCGCGCCTAAGGTCACCATCATTGACGCGCCCGACAAATCCGACCCCTACGGACAGCGTATCGTAGCGTCCTTTAAGACGTTCTATGCTGCCAAGCAGTTGGACCCTCGGTTCTTCCGAGTGTTGGTTGCTAAGTCGAACTACAGCTAATAATTAAATGGGAACCCTAGTTATCGCTATGGGTCGCCCTGGAAAGGCTGGGGAGGATAAAACCTCCCCAGCTTCTTCCTCAACTGAAAAACCAATGAAAAATAAAATGAAATCCGGCATGGTAATGTTGCCTGTCTCCAAGTTCGAAGTGAACGATGGCGGCGACAATGTTGCACCGGAAGTTGGTGATTCGGTTGAACTTTCTGGCACGATTGACATGATCGAAAATGGTGTGGCTCACGTTAATGTGGAACACGCCATGAGCGAAAGTGAATCCAAGGACAAGTCGGAAGACATGGCCGAGGGTGAAAATTCGATGTCCGAAGAAGAGCGAATGATGAAGATGGCCGAGGAGTCTGATAAGGAGAACTATAGCTAATGCCTGTTTACCAGTACGAGGACACCAGAAATGGGAATGTTGTCGAACTGGAAAAGGCAGTGGCTGAACGGGACAAAGTCCCTCGTTACCTTAAAAGGTTTCAAGTGCCAGCAAGATTGGCCCTGGTGGGGGTTGGCGAACCCCTCGACAACCCGCTGGGAGTCAATCAAACAAATCTTATGAAGGGGTACTACCGACAAGAACAAAAGCTTGGCAGTAGGTTTAAGAGCCAGTACACGCCAGATAGCATCAAACGTGCAACGGCTTTAAGGAGAAAATAAAATGGCAAAAGAATTTGTACGTTCTGAACGGAAAGCCAAGGGACGCGCTTTGCGCTTCAATTCCGAAGGCTTCACCAATGTGTTTGAGATTACGGCTGCCTCCAGCGGCGGAACGGTTAACACCGTTGCTACTGCCCCTGCATCGCTGAACGTGACGCTCAACGGAACTTCTTACCGCATCGCGTTGCACAGCTAATGCGCCTGCTATCTCGCCTTACGCTTGGTAATGCGGGTACAATTATCGCATCGACTGCCTCCTCTTCAACGGGGAGCTTCGATGCGGTAACTGCACTTACGCAATCCACTGCAACCTTGGTTATTAGCGGAGCCACCAGCACTGCAACTATGGCAGCCGGTGTTACCATTTATGGTGATATTGATGTCGTCCAGTTGACGGGTGGTGGTCTAGCTATTTACAATCGCAAAGATTAAGGAGGCCCACTATGGGTCGTCAGTGGAATACGATTATTGAGAGCCTTGGTCCGCTTACCGGCGGATCAATGTCTATTAGCGCAAATCTGACTGACATTGAGGCGTTGCTTACCACTATCCAGGCCGATATTGCTGATGGCATTCAATCGACCAAAGGCACAACCACAACTGGAACCCTAACCGTAGGAACCACCAACGGAACCTTGTTTGCCTCCAAATCCAACCGCAATTATCTTTTGGTGCAATGCACTAGCGGAACTGTGTTTATTGACACAAACGGAACGGCAACATCATCCAACGATGTCCAGTTAACGAGTGGACAGGGAATCACATGGGAAGGATCATTTATTCCAACAGGCCCAATCGCAGCCATCACATCGACTGGAACCGCCAGGATAGTCGGGATAGAGGGTTAGTTTATGGGTTTCTTCGGAGGCGGCGGCGGAGGGATAACTCCAGTAAACATGGTCGGTGCCAGTACAGGAACGGCTGGAACGGCTGGGTATGTTCCCGCCCCCGCCGCTGGGAAAAACACCCGCTATCTTGCGAGTGATGCAACCTTTGGAGAGTTGCCGTTGTTGCCGCAGTATAAGAATACAGAAGCATCAAGATATATTGGGGGTTATTTAGAGACCAATACTGCTAATACTGGCTCCCCTACAATTAAAGTAAGAAATTTTAACTTAGTATATGTACCATCTGACGGTCAGATTGATGTGCTTGCATATAGAGTCGCAACTGCCCCAGCGAGTGCGTTTAATATGCACATTGCCTTGTGGCAAGTAAATGAGGATGGAACTGTAGGCTCTTATGTGATTGGTGGAACTGGCTCAACTGGGACAAGTAGCAGTACGAATATCAATATCTCTGTTTCTGCCACAAGTGTAAAAAGGGGATTTTATTGGTATTCATTTACATCAGACACAACTTCGGGCGGTACACCGCTTTCTTTCTCATCAGCCGCTGGAGGAATCTATAATCAAAGATTTCTTGGTGGAACAAGCGTAGATCCGAACAATTTCGTTGTTTGGTATTATACTTGTTTAACATCATACGATCAGACAACGCATGAAACATTTACACTAAATAATAATGGAAGTGGAATCGGCAATAGGATTCCTTTGTTCGCATTCCAATATGTCTAATCTTATGGGACACAAAACACTTCA